AGCGAGTGCTGGATCATTATACCCAGGTGATGCAATTGTTTTTTCCTTTTCAGTTTGTGGTCCGTCTTTCTGCCCAACTTTCTGACGCTTATTATAAAACTTGAGTTGACCCTTTTCAGTTTTTGCTACAAACTCTCCTTGTCTATCATACCATCCACCGTGCCCGTCGCCAACAAGACCAAGACGCTGGGCTTGTTGAGATGCAGATGCTTCAGAGATAAACTGGAAAAAACTTTTCATTCTTATTTTTTAATTCTATTACAAATGTCCAACATTATTGATTTTTCGTTTGCAATAATGTAATTAAGACCATTCTTTCTAATCTTAATATATTTATTCTTTAACAAATCTGATTTATTAGATTTAATTTCCTTATCAAGTGCAAAGTAAAAATACTTGATAAAATCGTTGAAAACATCTTTTGGTCTTGACTTTTTCGTTGTAAAAATATCAAGAACATTATTAAGGAATGCTTGAAGGTCTTTCATATCAAAAACATTCCAGGTTGTGCTTCCAAATAATTTCTTGGATAAAATCTGTACATTTTTCCTGCTGCAGTAGTTGAACTTGCAACTTCCATTTTATATCTAATTTGAATTATCAAATTAGTATTCCCACTCAATTTAGTTCCATCAGAATTTGAACGATAGATTTCAATTTTTGGGTCTCCCGATGCATTTATTCTAGCATTATATCTAGCGTTTGCAAGAATATCCCTAAACTGACGGTCGGCAACTCTTGTTTTGACTCTACCATCTCCAGTAAATTTAACAAGTTCGGTATTAATATTTCTAGAAAGACCGTAGATAATGTAGTCAGCAAACTTTACTTTGGTATCAGTTCTATCTGGGGTATCTAATCCTTCGTTTAACTTTTTAGCGGCATAAGCATAAACAAGTCTTGCTGCCTTTTTAAGATATTCACCACCTCCAGTTTCTTTTGCGTTATCTCTAGAGGCATATTTTTTTGTGAATACTTCTTTATCAAAAAATTCATCAATAAAGTTCTGATAATTATTAGCAACTGGGGAAACATCTAATCCCATTTCACTAAAGATATTCAAAAATTTATCAAATCCCTGACCAGATACTTGGTGAAACTGCTCACCGCCATCAACTTTTAATGAGTAATCAATATTCCTAAATCTTTTATCTGGATTTGTTGGAGAATTAACTTCTATCTTAACATCCGCTTTTGTTCCTTTTTGGTCTTCTGTTCCAGCAGCAGTTACTCGAATAAAATCTTCACGGGCATTGATAGAAAGACCTCTTGCTTGTGCATTAAGTCTACTATGTGAATTTACAAAGGATACTGCGCCATTTTTTAAATCAGAAACTTTTGCCCAATTTGTTCTATCAGACAAAAAATCTTGTGCCTTTTTAGGAACGGATACAGATACGGACACTGTATCAATTACAGCACTACCAACATCATTAACTTGCTTAACATATCCCTTCTTCATCATTTCCGTCAATACAGTATCAACATCCGAACCAGTAACTGTCGGTAGAGTCTTAGAAGATTTTGTTTTTGCTCTTTTTACAAATCTAGCGGCAACAGCAGCAGCAAAAAAAACTTCAAACAAATCACCTCTATTAGCTGATATTTTTTCCGCCATAAGACTTTTTGAAGTATTTAGTGCCCAAAAGAGGACTTGAACCTATATCGACAATGCTCCAGAGAAGATTTGAACTTCCACGCTTTTTAAGGCGGCGGATTCTAAGTCCGCTGTGTCTACCGTTCCACCACTGGAGCTAAACAATTTCTATTTGAGAATGTATTAGTTTGTGTATGACAATTAGGACATAATAATCTTAAGTTGTCGGGTCTGTTATCATATGGTTGACCGTTAATATGGTCAACTTGTAATCTTAATGGTTTTCCGTTCCAAGTAGAAGGAATGCCACATTCAAAACAAGTATTACCTATTTCTTCTATTAATAATCTATATAGAATTTCACGCTTACAAGATTTACCTTTTAAAGAAGTATATTCTAAAAGTGTTTTCCATTTATTATATCCACCATATTGCCTAATTTTATTAGTATAATCTGGTTTGTAATCGGGAATCCATTTTTTATATCTTGCTCGTAAAGTATCTGGTTTACAATTTAATTCTAAACATAATTGAGTTGGTGATACTCCAGACAATAAAGATTCTATTATGTATTCTTTTTTGTCGTCAAGGTCTTTTCTCATAATTGGTAGACACGCTGTATTATTTATACAAAATACTACTAATTTTACCATTTGGGCAAAGTGGAGAATAGCGGGTTCGAACCGCTGACCTCCTGAATGCAAATCAGGCGCACTACCAACTGTGCTAATTCCCCGAAAACCCCGAAGGGTTATTTGTTCATTCTACTGCAGAACCAATCTTTTCGTCAAGGTCTGCAATCACATTGCGAATATCAGCAACACGAGGAGGAACACTCACTTCATCATAAGTGTACCCTTTTTGTGCATCAAATAGAACTTGACGAACTGCTGCGGCAGCACGAACATCGATTTTTACAGATACAGTTTTAGTCATCAAATGTCTCCTTCTTCACGATTTTCGCTATAATAAACATCAAAAAATCCTTCTGGATAACGCTTCATCAGTTTATCAATATTTGTCTGTATTACTTCATCAAAAGAGACATCAAGAGCAATACAAGCCTGTGCCACATACCACAAAGTATCACCAAGTTCTTTAATCAGGTGAGTGCGGGTTTCTTCATTCCAGGATTTACCCTGAAAAACCATCTTCTTTACAATCTCCATAAATTCACCACCTTCAGCATTAATACCAACGGCAGCGGTCAGAAGACGCTCAATATTGGCACCTTTCTCATCCAACTGAACCATACGGTCAGACAGAGCAAGAAAATCTTTGGATGCGTCAGAAGTGACAGCATCTACAAAGTTTTGGTATTTATCAAAATCAACTCGTTGCGTCATGAAAATTTAAATCCTTCAAATGATTTTTTTGGTTTCTTTTCTTCGTAATTATACTCCTCTTCTTGTCCAGAGTCAAGTATGTCTTGTTGTGCTGACTGCTCACAATCATACAATCTCATCTTAGCACGGTCAATACCCACAATAAAACGCTTAAAGATTGTGGGGTCATTGTATCGGTTCTTCAGTTGTTTCACCATAATCTGCCCCAACTGCTCAAGTTCTTCTGTACTAATAAGGGCAAACATAAGATCAGCAGTAGCAGGGAGACCAAAGGACTCGCTAGTATCAGTAAGTTCAACATCAGAAGAACCATAACCACTACGGGTAGTCTGGGTAGCAGAGACAATGGGAACATTGAATTCCACTGCTAAACCGCGAAGTTCTTCTGCAATTGACTTGATATATGAATAAGAATTGATGGAACTATTTGCCTTATGCCTGCTGGAAGCACAAATATTAAGGTAATCAATAAAAATAATATCAGGTCTAAATGACTTCTTAAGAGCAAGTTCATTAAGAAGTGCTTTAAAGTGTCCTGAATGAGCAGAAGCAGTTGGATATTCTTTGATTACCAAAGAACCTTGTGTCTTCTTCGCAATACCATTTACTTTCGTTTCAAACATTTGGCGCGGTAAATCAACCAGTTGTTGAATCGGGACATTGAGAAGGTTTGCGTCAATTCTTTCTGCAATTCGCTCTTCCGCCATTTCAAGAGTGATATAGAGTACATTCCTACCCTGTAACAAGGCGGCGCTAGCCACATGACACATAAACAGTGATTTCCCAACACCCGTTCCAGCGAGAGCAATATTGAGAGTCTTGTTAGGTAAACCACCTTTAGTGATTTTGTTGAAATATTCCAGGTCAAACTCGATTTTATCTTCTTTACGGTGGTAAAATTCATAACGCTCCTCATAGTTCTGAAGATAATCGTGTCCGATATTATTATCAAACGATACTGCTAGAGCATCAGAAAGAATGTTTGGAATCGCATCACGATTCTTCTTATCATTATTACCATCAGCAATATGAATTGACTCCATAAGTGCCAAGTAGATGGCACGGTCACGACACCACTTTTCAGTAGTATCAAGCAACCATTGTTGTTCCACAACACCATTATGAAATCCAGAATTGAGTTCCCGAATCTCTTTAATTTCAGACTCATTAAGGTCTGTGCGATTTTCTATCTCAATCGCAAGTGCTTCTGTTGTAATTGCTGATCCATATTTAACAATGAACTTAACAATTTCCTCAAATACAACCTTTTCGGATCTTTGTTCAAAATAATCTGGTTGTATAAAAGGTATGACTTTTCTGGAATAATCTTCATTGAATATCAGGTTTCTTAAAATTGTAAGTTCAAGTCGTTCCATTACTTATAATGCAAATAGGCACTCATAATATACTTTGGACCACTGGTAGGAGGTTCGCCCTTATGAGGGAACATCCAAAGCGGAGGAAACATAATCAAAGTTCCCTGTTTTGGTTGAATTTGAACATCTTTGAAAATAGTTTGACCACCACTTTCAACATCATTCAAATACCATATAAATGATAAAAATCTACGGGCGGTCCCATAGTCTACCACATCTACATGGGTATCAAACTGATCTACACCATTTGGTTCGTATTTTTTAATACGAAATTGTTCTAGAGCGTGTTCTTCTGGAAATACACGCTTATCTACAAACTCATAATACTTATCACGATATTCAAAAATCTTTTTGATAATATAGTTATGAACTTGATTAACTTCTGGTGCCAATTCATGATTTTCTGTGAAATTGAATTGAGTGAAGTTAGGTTTTCCATCGTTCTCATAACGCTCTTGTTCGTCAGGAACCTGGTCAAATAAACTAATTAGAAAGTTGCATATATCAGGTTCAAGAGCATTTTCGTAGATATGAATGAAATCTTGAAGTTCATCCATAAGAGAATTCGCCTTTAGCAATCACATCCAGTTTTTCCATTACTTCTTCGGTAAAATACTGATCAGGATTCTTTAAGATTTCCTTTGCGTAAATTTTCTTACCATCCATTTCATAACGCCCCGCAACATTCTTCCAGAGTCCGCCGAGTTCCCCGAGTTCCAGAAGACCATAATAGCGATCAAGACCGCGCTCATCATAAAATAGACGGATTTCAACTTGCTGGTTCTCCTTACTCAAACGAGACTTAGCAGTCTTTGCTTTGATAATGTTTCCAATAACTTCTTTTCCATCTTTCTCTTTTGACTTGCTGAGATATATGATAGTAGAAGCGGCATACTTAAGACCACTACCACCACCCATTTCTTTTGTAGGAACGTAAGCGCCAATAACATCGTAGGTGTGGTTAGTTACAATCATAGGAATGTTTGCCTGCCCCAACTTAAGAGTGAGCATACGGAAAGCACCTTTTACAAGTTGTGATTTAGTCATATCACGAACTTGCTTATCGTTCAGTGCATCAGTAATCTCTTTCTCTGTTGATAACATACCCAAAGAGTCTAACACAAACATACAAGGTTTGCGTTCTTCTACAGGTTTTTTTAAGTAAATATCTACTGCCTTTAGTGCCTTGCTACGAAACTCTTCAATAGTAACAACATTAACAACCACAAGACGAGAAGTATCAATTCCACGTGACTCTAGTAAGGATTTGGTAATAGCGGCTTCAGTATCAAAGTAGAGACAATAACCATCGGAGTTATTATCAAGAAAATTCTTAACCACAGCGAGAGAGAAGAAAGTCTTTCCAGTAGAAGACTCTCCAGCAATAGCAGTAATCTTATTCCCAGATACACCGCCAAATATGCTACCTGAAACCAGTGCGTTAAAAATGTATGAACCCGTGTCAACATAAGTCTCAGTCTCATCAATATCAGAAGCAAGTTTGGTATACTCGCCACCAACTTCTTTTACAATTTCTTTAAGAAAATCCATCAGCACACCATCCCGTATTGTTCACGAAGTATTTTTTTATAAGGTAAACCTTGCTCTTTAAGTTCTTTCACCAATTTGAGTTTATGATACAAAGCAGCATCTCCACCAAAACCAAGTGCTTTTACAATAGTATTCAGTTCATCATCATTAATAGGCAAATCCATTAGGCAAAAAATAGTTCAAGGTTTACAGTTTTTTCCACAGACCATCCAATGGAATCAAGAATGGATTTCAGTGGTTCTACAAAACTCTTTTCAAATTGTAGTTCATAGTCAATGTATTTGTCAAGACCTAATTCTTTAGGAAAGTCTTGAATGAAAGAAATTACATTCTCTTGAATTATGTTTGGTTTTTTGAGGTAAATAAATTTTACCTTTTCCCCATTACCAATAAGTGAATATTTATTGGTCAGTTTTTTATCTTTTACATAGTGATTGAAGAGGAGTGCTCCACGAATATGAATGGGAGTTCCTTTGTTGTAAATATCAGAAGATGAATAATATTTGCGAACATCAGAAGCAGTTCGTGGGAAAGCAATTTGTTCTGGGGGAAGACTTTTAAATTCTTCACGGCACTTATCAATGAAGTTAATCACATCTTCCTCTGTTCCGCTCATCATCAGTTTGAGTCCATCTTTAATCATCTTGCGACAAGGAGCAGGAGTAGAAGACTTTACTGCTTCAATGCCCATCATCTTGAGTTTTGGTTCTTCGTAGCGAACACCTTCACTATCCCAGACGTTCAGAATGTATCGTTTCTTGGCAGTCCAGATTCCACGCTCAGCAATGTTCTCGCGCTTCATCTGCATCTTCTGGTCATATGCGTTCACATAGGTCGCCAGTTCTTGGTAGCAACTTTCAATATACTTCTCAAATTCCACCTGACAGACCTTATCAAGGAACGAAACAACGCTTTGAGTAGTTTTCTCTCTTCCCTTGTATACACTTTCAACCAAAGGACCCATATTAAGATAGATAGAGTCAGTATCAGAAGCAATGACATAATCAACACCATCAGTTTTAAGAATTTTGTTTAGATAGGCATTCATCTTGTTCTCAATCCAACGAATCGCAACTTGACCCGATAAGGTGATTGCCTCAGCGTTTGCTAGTTTATAATAACGGAAATACTGATTGCCGATAGCACCATAAGCAGAGTTAAGTTGAATCTTCCTCGCCATTTGGATGTTGTTACACCTAGCAATCTCTTTTTCCAACTCCTTTGTCTTTTTCTTTTCATACTCTTGTTTGGCAGCAAGCATTTTCTTTTTATAGATGGTGCGATCCTTATAGATCTTTTCCATCAGTTCTGGCAGGAATCCACGAACGTCCTTACGGAACATTGCTCCATTAGCACAGACTGCATAGTCCTTATACATTTCAAAAGTAAGTTCCTGATTTAGGATTTTATCCACAGTCACTGTTGGATGTCTTTCTTCTACAAGAGTTTCGGGACTTACATTAAATTGCATAATTAAATGTGGATATAGACTATTCAAGTCAAATGAAACCACATAGTCATACATTCCAGGAATCGGTTCTTTTACATAAGCCCCAGCATACTTAGAGTCTTTATCGGAACGTTCTTTGGGAGGAATTGCAATGTTCCTTTTTTTCAAATAGTTGTAGATAATCGTATCCCACATTCGGACTTGAGAGAACACATCCGTATAGTTTGCTTTGGCGTCATATGCCATAGTCAAAGCAAGTTCAATCAGTTTCATCTTGTCTTCCATACGGTCAACAAGTTCTACGTCAATGATGTTGTATTCTACAAACTTTTGCCATCCATTGGTATAAAAATCTTTAAAAGTATCAAACTCACTGTGGTCCAACTTTTGCTGCCCAAGTTCCACATTCGCAATGTGATCAAGGCGATAAGATTCCTGTGCCTTATAGGTAAACTTCTTATAGAGATTGAGATAGTCAAGTTGACTCACTCCACCAATATCATAAGAGATATTTTTACGACCAGAAATGTAAATCTCATCCTCAGTCACTAGTCCCCAAGGAGACATACGCTTCATTAATTTTTCACCAAGAACACGATCTATACGACGAACCAAATATGGAATATCATACAGTTCACTATTCCAACCAGTGATGACTTCTGGAGTATTCTCCTCAATCATCCACCAATTGATAAAGTCATTTAACAAATCGTGCTCATTGGTAAAGGAACGATACTTAACATTACTTTGCTGATTATTAAATTTACCAAGACCCCAAGTACGAATCTGTTTCGTATTATAATCTTGAAGTGTAATCAACAGCACTTCCTCAGCAGCACTTTCTACATCAGGGAATCCGTTCTCCGATGCAACCTCAATATCGATGGTAGTTACTTTGATTTTACTAATATCAAACTTAACTTCATCTTCTGGATAATTTTCGGCAATGTATTGATAGATGTATCGGTCATTTCCAGAAATCTTAAATCCCTCTACACCATCATACCTCTTAATAAACTC